CCGGACAAGGTGGATAGTAGCGTCGCGTGTTTGTATCACAACGTTTGTGACATATTTCATCGTTGTCACTCAAGTGGACATCAAGTTTATTAACTATAATTCTATTACATATTGAACATTTTGTAATTGGGACGAGGTTTAGGCGACACTCGTGATGAACGTGATGACCGCAACGGACGTTGACTTTGCAGACGAAGGAAATGTCTTCACCACAGATACTACACATTCTAAATATCTTCCACATCTTTTCTTTAACGCTTCATCACAGTACCACACATTCTGCAGGTGATGAATATGGTCATCGGCTCGTCTGCAGATCGTGTCTGCTTCTCCACGTAGGTGGTCTTCATGGACTTGCACTTGCCGCACTTGAACATTCCGTCCTCGTATTCTTCTGGCTTCTTCTCGACCACCTCCTTCTTTGGTTCATGATACCAAAGATCCCATATCTCTTTGGCGTCGAAGGTGTTTGGCTTGAGTTCGCCGTTCTTGATCCTGTCCAAAAACTTGGACTTGTCGTTGTTGCGAATTGCGTAGATCAGTGATCGCATCCGGTTCGCATAGAGGCGCTTGAACTCTGGGTTCTTCCAGTTTGCTCGCGTGTCGTTCTCACTGATGACCGTGGCGTTTTTGAAGGGCTTCGGCACCTCGACCATGTAGTCGCTCAGGTTCGATGAAATGTGTTCCGAGATTTTGGCGTGCTCAGCTTTGAGTTCCTCGTTCGCGTGTTTCTTGTCTAACACCGATGCCCTTTCAGCGCGCACCCAACACTCCTTGGAGTTGATGAAGATGTCTCGCTGTATCTGAACCAGCTTGGTCATCGTGTCCCTGCGAACTTGTGTGAGTTTCTCGCGTATCTTGTCCATCTTGTCAAAACGACGCATGTTCAGAAGGTGCAAAAGCCTCTTGAGGATGCGCTTCCTCTTGGGGATGTCAGGAAGGTCGAGGTATTCTTCTTCCTGGTTGATGAAGACCTTGGGCTTGAAAGAAGGTCGACGAATAAAGTAACGTTCCAGTTTTTGGTTGATCATTGACAGACCCTTCATCTCGTTTTCCATCTCGTCGATGTCTTTCTTGACTAAAGTGAGAAGTCGGTTGAGTCGTGCCTGGTCCAGAAGTCTCTTGCTGACCTTTTTGATGGGTGGCACAAACGTTTCACCAACCATCTTGTTCTTGATCTCCAAAAGGCGTTCCTGCTTTTCCACCAGTGGTGTCTTGCGCTTGACCACCCCGCTGTCGGTAACATCGAAAATGTAGTTCCTCTTGGCAAGATATTCCATCCAAACCTTTGAGTTGAACTTTTGTAGCTCCTTTTGGTTTTCGTTCGCGTCGCCGGGTTTCATTTGCTTGATGCACCAGTTCTTGGCGCCCTTGCTGAGGTGAGTGGCCAGCGCATCTGCCTTGCTCTCGCTCACCAACCCCGAGTCAATGAGCGCGGTCGTCGTGAGTGCGATGGATTTGGTCTCCATTGTGTTCCCTGCTCTGACCTCCATTGGAGGTCGTCGCTTCCTGAATAATTATTTCAACTTCTTCACCTGAAGGGCTTGGGAGTTCCTATTTCTCTTGACATCATTGGGATCCTGACCCGGTTTGGTGGCGCCTCCCGCCTTTTTATAGGTCTTCTGATGGAGGCTCCAGAATTGCTGAGATCCCACGCGGAAGTTCTGATGGATCTTTGCCTTGTACCAAAACACACAGTCCTCGATCCGGTTGGACTTGGACGTATTGTCCAGCACCAGGACCTCGTAGTTTTCTGTGCATGCCGTCATCACCTGGTTGAACATGTCGAAGTTGGGGAAGATCCCGAAGAACGCCTTGTACAACTTTTCTCGGTTCTGGATCACATTCTCTCGCGCGATGAACACATAGTCCACATTGGCGCGAAGATCTGGACTGAGGTCCATGCAGTACTGCATCGTCAACATGAAAAAGATCTTCCAGTGGCGACCGTTCATGAAGCACTGGCGAATACACGCGTCCTTCAGAAATCGCCGGTCGTACATGCAATCATCCATCAATATGAAGGCTCCAATGTCCCTGGATGTCAGTTCCTTCTTTCCTGGTGGCGGTTTCATGTTCACCATCTTCCTTTGCCTGTCGATTACCCTCTCGATGATGTCCTTGTCATACTCACCATAGATGAACAAGTCTGGAATGAACTGCTGATACCAGTGATTGCCTTCCTCGGTCGCCGACATCACCACACCCGCCGGGAGATGCTTTTTGTGATAGAGAATATCTGTCACCAACGTTGATTTTCCTGTGCCACGCTTGCCAATAAACACACACACCTTATCGTCACCCATTGAAGCGGGGTTGAATTTTTTGAGTTGAATGTTCATATCTATTAGTCGTATGTATTTTTTGAAATCTTTTTTTGACACATCATAATAGTATGCGGCTTGCCGTCACAGGATACCAAGACACCTTTTTGACAGGAACGCCTGAACTAAGTTATTATCAAAAAGTTTTCACTGATCGCGCGGGGTACACGTCCGAGAACCTTCGTCTGGCTTTCAATTCTGATATCCGTTTTGGTGGATCGAGTATTTGTACGATAGACAATGACACGTGTGATATCATAACAGGTTTCTTTTTGAATTTTAGTTATGCAAACACACAGACAGTCCCACAGGACGCTGGACATGCTTTCATAGAACGTGCTGAACTTCTGGTGGGAGGTCAGTCAATCGTGAGTTTGACAGGCGAGTACATGGCTGTGATTTCGGATCTTACCGATTCGCAGAGGACCCGAAACAGCAATGATACCCTCTTGGTTAGAAATGTCTCACCAACCTCCTACGGCACGAGTGCGCCTTCGAAAAATTTCATTGTTGAGCTTCCATTTTTTGGAAAAGGATACGAAAATGCTTTCCCTCTTTTGGCTCTGAACAGACACACGATTGATTTGAGACTCGTCTTGAGAAATCAAACCGAACTTGGCAGCGTTACACTTCCTAATATCGAAGTCAACCTGCAGGCTGCCTATCTTTCGGAAGAACATCGTCAATTCTTCCTTGGAAAACAGATGGATTACGTCATAAGACAAACACAACTTGCCCGAGTCACCGTGGGTGATCTCAATCAGATACGGTTTAAAACCGAATTTGAAAATCCCGTAAAGGAATTCGTCCTGGTCGTACAAAATGACTCGGGGACCAGTGGCGTGTTCGACTATAGTTCAGGCGTAAGTTCAAATTATTCAAGCTATTCAAACGACCAAGTGACCCGATGGCGATTGTTCTTGAATGGTCAAGTTTATTTCAACTTGGATCAAGTGACCATGAGAGCCATTCAGCCTTATGAATACTACACACAGACACCAAGCTACAAAGCAAACATATTCAATGTGGGTCAAAATTCTGGTACGTTCCCTTCCGGAACCGTCAATATGAGCCGAATTTCCAGTCAGATTTTCGAACTAACTCTGGTCGATAATAGCATATCGCGTAAAGCAAGACTCTACGCGGTAAACTTTAACATCTTCCGCTGCCAAGGCGGACTCGGTGGAACACTATTCGTCTAATCAAGTCTGATCTCGCGACGCTTCTTATCCGAAGTTCGCATCTTGAAGAACAGCTTGAGCACTCCGTCAATGTAGCTCGCCTTGTAACCCTCATCCGATACATCCACGTAACTGGGCAAATCGAATGAGGCACTTCGGTTCTCACCGTATCCGATGGTCACCTCATGATCATCAGAAGAAAGCATGATGTGAATGTTGTCCTTACCCACCCCGGGGAGGTGCATCTCAATCTCGAAACCCTCATCTGTGGTGTGGGTACGCTTGTATAGATATCTGTCAGCCATTTTAGTATTAAACTGCTTCTCCATGTTGGGAAGCTCATTCAGAACCTTGGACGTCCAGAAGGTCATAAAGATCGCCATGCCGAAGAAAAGGTAAAAAAGCCATTGTACTTTATCTTGGAATCTTTTCTTTAATTATCTTCCACTCCTCCCAGTCGGGGGATCGGGTGTCTGCCACACAGACCTCTGCAATCAACCGCATCGGCGTTGGATATACAGAATGCACCTTGTCATAAGGATAAAATGAATACAAGTGACTCAGGTGAGGCGTGTGCTTGATGTCCAAATCCTCTACGTCACACTCCCAGCCAAGTGCATGCAGTGGATCGACCACATACTGCTTTTCGATCTTTCCATATGGCTTGAAATTTACAACATCATAAAGTCTTCCAAGATTATCAGGGTCAGGGATACTCCTGTGATTGGTCGAGATGGTAATGTGTGGGATGTGCCTAAACTTGTAGACCCTGGTCAGAAGACGATGATTCAGTGGCACCAGCCAGACAGAATATCCGTACATTACTATATATGCAGGATCTTTCTTTAAGCCAGAAGGTCGGCGTAGCCATCGCAGTTGCCCCGACCGTATTGATGTTTGGACCCATTCCGATCATCCTGATGTCAGGAGATTTCTTCATGCGTCAAATACTTAAACATAAAGTCCAAGATAACAGTGTGAAGTTCAAGCCCAGGTAGCCTCTTTCCGAGTGGATTGCCTGGGTGATTTCACATTGTTCTCCGGTAGCTCAGTTGGATAGAAGCGTGGGACTGTTAATCCCAAGGTCGTGGGTTCGAGCCCCACCCAGAGAATTTTTTATTATTTTTTAAAATTATTACTATGATTCTAAAAAGTAAGACTAAATGTAACCCGTGAACCACATTCTGT